GATTGCGCTGCTCACCGCGGTGTTGGTGTCGCCGTAGGTTGCCATCGCCGCGGCCGCGGTGTTGGCGCTGATGTTGCAGTTGACCTGGCCGTGCGCCTCGAGCGTTCCGGTGGCTCCTAGAGTCACGGTTGTGAGGTCGAAACAGAAGTTGAATGGCAGGTTGGTCGATGCCGTCGCGCTGACCGCCGCGGTGGTGATGGCGACCGGCGTGATTCCACCTTCTGTAATTTGGAAGGTCAGGGTTGGCGTGGTGGTGCCTGGGCTCGTGTAAATCCCGTACCCGCAGATCCGCAGTGTGCGGCCGGGGTAGTTCTGCAGGTTGGCCGGCAGAGCCAGGCTTGCCATGGTCTGCGCGGTTGTAACCGTCGTCACCGCCGTCTGCGCGCTGAAGGTGGCCAGCGCCGTCTGGTGGGCTCGGGCCACGCCCAAAGTCCCGCAGCTCGACATGATGTTGCTGAGGTTATCGATCATCAGCATAGGCGGCTGACCGCCAGGGCATGCGTTCGTGGCGTTCGGCCCATTCGTGATTTGAGCAAACTGCGCTTCAATTGCGGCTGGCATTGCAAGGACAAGGGCGGCCGCGAAAACACTGGTTAAAATTCTCACTTCGATTCTCCTCGCGGCCGCGCCGCCGTTTTCAGATGTCTAGAAAATGCTTCTTTTTCCATTCGTCATGTAGCCGGTCGAGTTTAGCCTGCTGCTCTGTAGTCAGTGGTTTCGGCGGGGGAGGCGGAGGCCGCTCCTTCCGCGGCTTCTTCCTCTTCGGCTTGCCCGCCATGCCTGGTTAGGCCGCCCGTTCGATCTCGAAGATCTTGCCGCCGGACGGGGAATTGTCGGTGGGGTAGTCGCTCCACTGCTTCCACTCCTCCCACATCTTGGCGTAAAGTTCTGGATCCTTCTTCTTCAGCTCGCGCGCCGGCTTCTCGACTTCCTTCCAGCACCTGGTGCACATGATCACCTGGCGCCCGTCCGGGTAGGTGTTCATGTTGATCGAGTAGCTGGTGCCGTCGCCCTTGCCGAAATTATTGTTCTTGCCGCCCTTGCGGTGTTTGCAATTGGCCTGGCGGCGCGTTTTCACCTGTTCACCTTTTTTGAAATCGGCAACCTGGCGTTCGCGCTGATTCTTCAGCCGCTCATCTTTGTCATCCTGCTCGGACAGCTGGCGCTGGAAAAGCTTGATTTGCATCTTTTTGAATTCGAGCTCGACCTGTTCGAACTCGGTGAGGTCTGACTTTGCCATCGGGGTATCTCCTTGAAAAATAGGCGGGCGGCTTCGGATGGGTTGCCGCCCGCTCCCCAGTTTTGCTTCGTTAGCTGATGAGTGTCGGCGCGTCGATCATGCGCACGCGGCCGGTGGTGTCGGGCACCACGCCCACAGCAAAGTTGAAGTTGTATGCGCAGCTTCCCCCGATCATCATCGCCGGATCGGAAACCGAAGCGTCATCGTAGCGCTTGGTGATGACCTTCAGGTTTCTCCAGTCGCCATCGCCGATGTCGGTGTTTTCCTTGGCGCCCATGCTGATCGTGATGATGCCGTCCTTGCCGTAGATGTAGGTTCGGAAGGCAGTCACGCCGGCGTGGCCGAGATAGGTTGCGGTCTGGGTCACAATCGAGGTTTCCCAGAACTTGACGCCCGCCCACTCGACGGCCGTCACATATTCGCCCTCACCGCCTGGCAGCTCACGCAAGATGTCGACGCCCTCGATCGAGCGCTTGAGCACATCCGTGAAGCTGTTGTTGGTGTTGTCGTTCAACGCATCGCCCCAGGCGAAACCGCAGATCAGGCCGCAGAAGTTGCCGCCTTCCATGGGCTTCACATTGCGCTGGCGCAGGCTGGCGACGGCGGTGGTGATGTTGGTCTTGTTGAACGGGACGTTGTAGGCGTTCTGCTCGAGCACCGATGCGTCGACCGTGTTCAGCCCATCTGTCGTGTTCTTGATCAGGTAGGCCACGGTCAGAGCGCACTGATAAGCAAGCTCTTTCCCGCCATTCTCGAGCGCCGGGTCAACGGCCAGCTGCATCGAGAAACGCGAGTAGTTGAGGTAATCGGCATAGTTCCCGATGACGATCTTGTCGGTGAGGATGTTGATCGTCTCGCCGGCCTGCACGGTTCCTTCTGGCGCCTGGCTCAGATCAGGGCCGAAAGACACGTATTCAAACAGGTTGAGGGTGTTACCGGAGTTTTCTGGGAGGGGCCGGCGTTCCACGCATCGATAGTGCGGAGTCTCGGCTTTGAGGTTCTCGACGAAGTTCTTGTCGTAGTAATTAACTTGAGTCTGGGTGAGGTTACTGGTTTGGTTCGATGCCGGCGAATAGCCCGCCCCGAAGCGCGCCTGCGTTGCCAGTCCGAGCGCTTCCTGCTTGATAAGGCAGGAGATTGCTGAGCCCCAGAGGGCCAGCACATAGAGCACAGGCAGCAGGATATTTTCTACCAGCCACGCTCTCTTCTTCATGAAAGATGGATCGTTTTGGAATTTCATCTGGCCGCTCCCGTGACGGGGGAGTCAGCTTGCCCGGCGTTTCTGCGCGTCCTGTTTCGCGTAGAAATCATTGCATCGGGCCAGTTCGGGGTCCGACATCATGAGTTCCTTGTATTTACCCGCGCTCATTTTGGCAATCTGCTCCCGCGTATATTTCAACCGAGTTGTGGGCCTCGGGGGCTGGCCAGAGATGTCGCTTTGGCGAAAGCCTGTTGAGGACCGGGTTGGCGTCCTGGCAGCCGCTGGCGTGGGAGCAGTCCGCTCTTGCCGCTGGTCCGGGGGCGCGTCGTTATTGTCATTCTCCGCGGGTCTGGCCTGCAGCAGTCCGGCTGCGCTCAGCTCCTCGAAGGCCTGGGAATAATTGTTGGTGTCGCTGGCGTTCAGGCCCATCCTGCGCATGTAGCCCACCAGCGTGTTCTTGTTATGCTCGCTCGGGTACCAGTCCGGTGTCGCCTCCGCGAAAGTTGTAGCCGCCTGCGCGGCCGCGCGCACGTTGCGCTCCTGGCGCTCTTCAGCGCGGTCTTGCCGTAGAGTATCTACGGGTCCAACCACGCTTTCAATAACGCGCGTCACTGCCTTGTCGACCGTGGCCGGGTTGTTAAGCTCGGCCACGGCCGTCATGCGCTCGGCCGCCGTCATCGGCTTGGGGAGGTCGCCAGAGCCTGCAACGGGGCCGAACACGACGGGCTTGGGGGCGCCCGATCGCAATTGCTTTATAAGCCGGTCGCCGTTTTGCTTGGCGTCGGCGAGCTTGTCGAGGATCTCGTCTTTGGTGCCGTATACCGCTATCGGTGCGACACCATCGTCGGGGTTGTCAGAAGTGATGGTCAGTTTCCACTGCCCGTTTCCCCGATCGGTCCATACTTTACCCATCTAACGCCTCCGCCCCTTGGTCCAGTCCGGACCGGGGGTTTACTGCCTGGAACGGTTGGCGTGCCTTTCGCATTTCGCTACTAGGCACGCCCGCCCGCTTTTTGCCGATCCCTCGTCAACTCACCGCTCACGTTCCACAGCGGACATTTGCCGAGTTTGGACTTCATCGGCCTGCTGTACGTCGGGGCCGGAAAACCGGCCCCTTTCGATAAATGTCTCTTCGCGCCACTTCATCCACATCGGCATCAGAATGCCGCAGGCTACGATCATCCCGGCAATCTGGGCCACTATCAACAGCAAGTCTCTCACTGTTCGGTCCCCTCCTGGGCGAAACCTTCGATTCCCTGCGCGATTTCTTCGAAGCTGGGTCTATGCTCCGGGTCCGCTTCGCCTGCACGTGTATGGTATGCATTTAAAACATGTTTCTGCACATAAGTAAAGAAAAGCCACGCCGATTTCGCCATGACGTGGCCGCCTAGTACCGTCTCCGGATCCCCAACCGGGGTGTTCAGGTGGGTGGTTTCGATCGAAATGCACGCCCGCTCCATCACGTCGAGCAGGGCCTCATAGCGCGGATCGGTGTAGAGCTGGGCGAGCTGCTCGCGCGCGTCGGTCTTGATCTCGAGTTCGGTGACCTTCAGGGTCCGGGTGGTGCGGAGTCTGATTTCCATGCGTCGGGGATCTCGTAGGGTGTCCAGTCGGGGTTGTTGGCGTTGATCTTGTTCGCCAGGGCGAGAAAGAGGATCATCTGGCTTGAGTCTTTCTCTCTGGCCGCACAGCCCAGCGCGTAGCCGGCCATCAAAAGCAGCCCTTCAAAGTCTTCGCGTTCGAGGTCGATGATCATTAGAAATGCAGGTGGTGTGGCGTGCTGCCAAACAGTCCGAGCAGCCAGCAAATCAGCAGGATGACAAGAACGGTTCCCAATCCGAAGCCGGCGCCGCCACCTGCTCCCCAGCGGTTGTTCCCGTACCAGCCGCCGCCTACGCCAAAGACCAGTATCAACACGATCACAAGTAACAGCATGATTGTTTAGGCTCCTTCTCTTACATCCACAAACGAACTGTTGGAGATTCTTCCGCCGGCGATTTCTATCGGTGGTTCGGCCATCTTGAGAATTTCATCTGGTGTGCCGTCGACGTTGTGCTCGTGGCCGTTCACCATGATCACCAGGCTTGTGCTCTGGTAGATGCTCAGGATCTCGACGATGTTGCGGGTGTTGACGACAACAGTGTCGCCATTGGTCTTTTTCAATCTGATTAGCATTCCCCTCCTCACGCCGGTGCGAATTCGCTCTTCTCGATCGCTTCCCGGTCCCACTTCCGTTCATCCCACAGCGCGGCTTCGTCGCTGGCTTTGCCCAGCATCTGCTTGGCCAGGTCCGCTTCATTCTGCTGGTCGATCTCCGCGCTCTTGGCCTGGTGCCGTGCCCCGATCGCCGCAGTCTGCGCCTGCAGCTTCTGCAGGCCTGGGTTGTTGGCCTTCCACTTCTGTTCTTCCTGGGGAGTCATCTGCCGGATCAACTCGCGGGCATCCTTCCATTCGCTGACTTCCATGAACATTTCAAGCAGTAGCCTGACGTCGACAACGTACCCGGTAGCGTTGAGCTGCTGGATCAACGGCATGTTCTCGAAGATCTGCACCATCAGCGGGAGTGCCTGCGCCATCGCTTTCTTTGCGGCGAGGTGCGCCCCGGCCAGGCACTCGAATCGATCCTCGCTCTCATAGAAGTTTTGTGCATCCAGCTGAAAGGCATCGCCCAGCTCGCGCCCGAGGATCTCGCGGATCTTCTCGAGGCTCATCTTCGACTTGACGAAGTGCTCAAGCAGCTGGATCAGGGGAAGCAGGATTCCTTTGACGAAGTGCCCTACAGGCCCTTGAATCTTGCCTGCGTTCGCTGCGATGATCCCGCCGGCTCCGGTGGCCGTGCGCGCGGCCGAGCTGCCCCCGCGGGGCGGCAGAGAGCCCTGGGTGAATGCCTCATCCGCGCCCGTGGTCGATTGCGCGCTCTGGGCGGCCATCTGCAGCGTGGGGAATATCTCGCTCGGGATCTTCACCTGTTCGATCACCCCAAAGGCATCTCGAACGCTCTGGCCTGGCCCGGTGTCGACATCGACAATCCCGCCAAGCCTTTGGCGAATCTGTTGCGTGGGCACGTTGGCCCCGCGGGCTCGCGCATACATCGGGTTGCAGATGGCGCTGAGCAGGTCAAGCAGCGCATCCACAACGCCCTTTTCAATGCGCTGGTCGCTGCCGGCCAGCCTCCCGGTCCCGATGCCCCAGCCCGCGTTGGGGATGTTCCAGAAGTTGGCCGAGAAGAAGGGCAGGAAGGGAAGGTCATGCTCTTCCTTGCGGATCAGCACCCCGCGATCGCCGCCGTCCGGTACCAGCACCGCGTAAACGTAAGTCGCATCCCAGCGCTCGAGCATTTGGATGGGCCGCTCTGTAGGCGCCGCGCTTCCTGGCTCCTCGTCGTTCTGCGCGTGATGGATGGAATAGTTCTGGCCGCCGAGGTTTAGCTGTACCTGGCTGGGCGCGCCGGCATTCTGTTCGTGCGTGAAAAAGAATGCCTTCAGCTCCTCTTCGTCGGGGATGTCGTACCCGCCCACCTGCTTACCGTCTTCGTCGAAGACGGCCTGCTCGCGCAGCTTGTCGAGGTCGGTGTAGGTGGGGTAACTCACGTGCACGATGTATTTGGCGCCGGTGTGCAGCGCGTTCGGTGTCTTCCAGGTTGGATCGACAAGCACACTGCCGAGTTCGCACATCTCGTAAGTCAGGCCCTCTTCGACAATCTCCGTCGGCCTGACCGCGATCTCATTTGACTCTTTGGTGTGCACCATCAGCTCGCCACCAAAGGGAAGTTTCATCTTCACGGGGGCGGCCTTGGGTGCGCGCACCTTCTTGATGCTCACGTCCTTGCGCCATCCCGCCTTCACGATCACGGTCCCGAACGTGGTCATGCTCTCGAGAGCCAGCTCGCTCGTATCTTCAAACTTCGCATCGTCAAGCAGCGCGCCATAGAGCGCGGTTTTGGCGCGCGCTGTTCTCTGGCTGGTCGCCGGCCTCGGCCTTATCAGGAATGGCGGCATCTCGTAAAATATGCCTGTCTTCATCGCCGGTACCAGGCTGTTGGTATGCTTGGCGACGGTGAAGCGGCTCACGTTGGCGCGGGCCACGGTCGAGCCTTCAAAGCTCTGGTTGGTGCGCGGGCTCTGGAAGAGCACGTCGGCTTCGCGCCAGTTAAGGTTCCACTGCTTCTGATCGAGGAACACCCGCGCCTTGCGCGCGTCCTGGATGGTCAGCTCAACTGCAGCATCGTCGGTATAGAGCGGATCGAGCAGGGGCACAAGTTCAACGTCGGCCTGCGTGATCTGCTCGCTCCCGTTCACCATGTTTCTAAGTACGGTCATTTATCGGCCTTTCAAAAAGCACTTAAATCTCCATCACGACGTTACTTGCCTTCGAGTACCTTTTGGGCAGCATTCAGGTTGGCTTTCAACGCCGCATCAAGCCTTGCTTCCGCTGCAATATAAGAAGTCTCGCAGTGAACGCAGCGCCCATTGTTGGAGCAGCAGAAAGAGTGCTCTCCATCGTGCCTTCCGCGTGTCAGCACAAACTCCGCTAAGGCTTCTCGCAGTGTCTTTACCTCGTTCCGCAACAGTGCTATTTCATCAAACATTTCCATCGTTTCGTTATGTCCCATTTCTCCCCTTTCGTTGGGAACGTAGTGCGTGCGGTGGCGTTACCTCAGATTTTCCCCTCGAGTGCCACGGCTGCATTCGCGGTCATGCATGCTTCTCGCACCAGGCGGAGCGCTGCCTGCTGGTCTGCGCAGCTGGGTGTGAGTGTGAGAATCGCGTTGGCGAAGTCGTAACCGGCCTTGCGGATCGCTTCGTATTGCTCGGTCTGGCCTTCCTTCGGCGCGTGGTACTTGAACACTTCATGCAGGTTGTCGCGTGTTACTGGCATCGGGTGTAGCCCTCCTCAAAAGCTTTGGCTGGGGAGAATGAAGCGTAACCGTCCTCATAGACCACGAAGTACCCACCGGCCTGTGGCTCGAACTTTTGCATCCACTTTTCGCCCATGTCGAGCACCCAATATCCGACTTGCTCATCGTGGAGCACTAGGAGCGGGCCACACTGGGCGGCCGGATCATGAACCGATGGCGGGACTTCGATCTTCTCGATTCGCGCTGCCTTCACAATTTTGTGACATTTCCACTCAGGCAGCTTCAGGTCTTCAGTCGTCCCGGTTTTCAATCCGGAGATATCGAATTGCGGTTCTTTGGGGTAGAAGTTCAAGACGTTCATGCCGCATCACCTTCGACTGGCGGCTCCATCTGGTCGGGTGTGTCTTCCTTTCCAGAGCTGAATGTGCGCGTCATTTGGACTATCTTGCTCTCTGGTATCCAGTAGTCGATGCGAATGCTCCACTTGATTTTCACGCCTTCTTTGCAGCCACAGATCCATTCAACCGAAAGCTGCATGAGCCTCGCCGCTGCAGATAACGGCGTTAAATAGTCACCTTTCGGCTTCTTCGACTTCGCCATCTCTCTCACCCCGTCAGTCCCGGCATCATGTCATCGAACTCCGCGCCCTCGGCGCCGGGCTGCCATTCTTCTTCTTCCTCGAATACCGGCTCAGGCGTGTTGTATTTCCCGCGGCCATAGGTCCGGTTGTAAGCGTCCTCTTCGATGTACGCCTTGAACGCCTCTTCGTCCTGCACTTCGAAGCCCTCGGCCGCGATCGATGATGGAAGCTTATTGACCACGCGCGCGATCACGCTCGCGACCTCGAACTCTTCGACCATGCCGAACTGATAGAGCTGGCGGAAAGCCTCGTCACCGTTGGCCAGGCCATCGGAAAACAGAAGCCGGCCGGCCAGCAGATGGGGCTCCGCGCTCTTGATCGCCATCGACCGCGCCGTGTCATCCTGCAGGAATTCGCTCCAACTGATCTCGAGATGCCAATCTTCTTCAAGCGCCGCGTTGCGGATCGCAGGCACAGAAGCGCGCGCGCCTGGCGTGTCCTCGATCTCGATGCGGTGCGTCTCCCACTTCTTCGCCGATCGCACCACGCGCAGCGCCAGGGCGGTCGGTGTGAACTGCCCGCGGATCACTTCGACAATGATCATGCGCCCGTTGCGCTCGATGCCCACGGCGCCGGCCGCGTTCTTCATCTCCGCATACTCGAAGCGCCAGGCGATGGTGGCCTTGTCCTCTTCGGGAGAGTGCTCATCTTCCACTTTCGCGTTGTGCAGCCGCTCAATCGGGAAGGTGGGCTTGAAATTGCCCTCGGCCACGTTCATATATTGCGTCCAGAAGCTATCTGGGTCGTCGGCCTTCACACTTCTCAGGAACTCCCACGGTAATAGTCGCGGAAAGAAGAGAATCACGTCGCCTTCGTTCAAATCGTCGTCGTCAAGCTCTAAAGCGTGCTTGCGCTTTGAATAAGCTGGTTTCCAGAGCGTCTTTGTGCGCGCGTTGGGGCGGGAAAGCATGCGCCCGTACACGTCTCCAGGTCCGTAGCGCGTCCCGGTGTGGTCGCGATAGCCCCAGTCGGCCAGCATCTTGATGTTGACGTTGAGATTCTTCCAGACCTTGTTCAAACCGAAGCTGGTTTGCGAGTTTCGGTTGTCCTGGATGTCCTCGGCCTTCAAAATGTCGGGGTGCCAGCCGCTCAAGCTCTGCTCGATCGATACGCCCTTGAGCGTGGGGTCGCGGCGGTAGTTCTGCCTGGCCGGCGTGGTGAACTCGCCTGCTTTAGGCAGCTTGTGAATGACATGCTCGGGGAAACAGAGATGAAGCGGGCGGAGTGGAGTGCCTTCGGCGTGGTAGAAATGCATCGCCGTTTCCATCACGAAGGCATCGGCGAGCGGGGAGTCAGGCGAGTTTGAGGCCGTCATCGCCATGATGGCGACCTCGGGGAAGCAGAGAATCCACTGCACCCCGTCGGCGATGTTGAATGTAGTCTTATACGTTCGCCGCGGCATCAGGATGATCCGCACTTTGTGCTTGGTATCCTGCTCCTCGAGCGGCTTGCGGGGATCCTTCTTGACGAACATGTTCGCGACTTCAGCGTGATCCTCTTCGTCGATCAGCGTGTAACCGAGCATGAACTTCGCCAGCCAGAGAAGATCGGTTTGCGCGCGCCAGCGCAGCTCCTGACGATAGTCGTCGTCTTCGTCGATGCGCGCAATGTCGATCTCGTTTTTCATCAATACTCTCGGTCTGCCCACTGGCCGATTATGGGATTCGGGACAAAGATAGCCGCGGGTTTCCATCCTCCCCGCGGTCCTCTTATCTGCACAACCTGTGATGAGGGGCGCCTAATCAAAGCTTTGCCGGTCGGGCCATAAGTGCATTGAGAATCTTCGGCGTTCTTTGCATCTTCTTCGGTCGCAAAATACTGCCAATGCTTTGTACCGCCGGGATATCGGAACTCGACACGAAAAGGCGTGTCTTTGCCTTTGACGCTTGCGGCTTGATCGCGCCTTTTCTGAAGTTCCGCTTCGATCTGTAGATACCCTGACCCCATTACATCCCCGCCGCGGCGCCGCCGCCAGGCTCTGGCTGCACGCCTTCCGCCTGCTCGGGCGGTTCCATCTCGCCGGTGGCCGGCTGGTCGCCCATATGCTCTTCCAGGTGCTCTTTGGCCGCGTCCATATCGGGCAGCACGTGTTCTTCGGTGTGGCTGTGCCCTTCAGAGTGCGGGCCTTCGCCAAAATGTTTGTGCACGTGGGCGCGTACCCCGCCGTTGTCGGCGCGCTCGTAGTGAACGCCGTGCGTGTGGACCTTTTTCTTGCCTTCGCCTTTGCCGTCGAGTGCCCGCTTCACTGCCTCGTGTTCCTTCATGACGCTCCTTCTTCAAGCACCAGGGTGCGAGCGGCAACCCTGGCTTTTCTTTCCTTCCGCCGCTCCGGAGTCCTCGGCCCGAATGCACGTGCCCCGAGATTTAGAACGCTACTTCGAAATTCGACAGGTTGGCGATGTTGACTCCGCCGGTCCCAAAAGTGACGGCCAGGGCGACATAGAAAGCGGGATCGGTGGGCGGGACAACGGTGGCTCCCTGAGTCACATTTACGTTGGTCCCGTTGATGCCGGTGAGTTGGTTAGTGAGCGCGGCCGATGCGTCGAAAAGGTTATTGGCCATCTGATTGAAGACGCCCTGCAGGTTGCCGCTGTTCGAATCGAAGATCACATCGGCCTGGATCCACCAGGGCGCCCATGTGGTGTTGATGGCTCGGGCGGTGCCTGCTCCAAGCAGCGTCCAGTTGGCCGCGGTGAGCGGGGTTCCTGGGATCACCAGCCCGGCATACAGGCCTGCCTTGAAGGTGTAGTTGCCGGCCGTGAGCGCGTTGCCTTCGGCGCGGATCGTGAAGCGCTTTGCTTCAAGCACAAGCTTGCCAGGTACCGGAAGAGTAACGGGCACGAGTGAGTTTGAGAGGAGGGTCATGACCTGGGCGGTGGTGACTGCCGCGGTGACGGGGTTGGCGGGTGCTGCGCGTCTGATAGCCAGACTACTCATAGAAGAATCTCCTTTTGGTGTGCTTCAAGGCATAAATCTGCCTGTGCCGTTAAATGTGAACCATCCGGCGGCTCTCCGCAAGAGGTCTTACTCGATAGATGCCATGTCAATTAGCTCTTGCACTTCCTGTTCAGCCGACAGTGGAGGCTTCGGTTGGGCTTGCGGCCGCGTTTGGGTGCGTCTGCCAGCGTCTTTCTCCAAGCAGCGAACAGCTTCCGTTCCTCGGGGCTCGACGGCCGGCCGCAGTAGCGGCATTTCTCTTCATCCCTCAGTCTTCGGCGCCTGTTCTTGGCCTCGACAGCGTGCTCCTGGCAGCATGTAACGGCCTTTCTAAGTCGCCGATCTTCAGGGATTTCAGATGTGCATATGACGCAGTACATCGGTAGCTTTTCGCTTCGCATTTAGCCTATCCCGTCCCCGTACCCGTACCCGTCCCCGTACCCGGACCCGTACCCGGACCCGTCCCCGGACCCGCAC